GCAACCCAGGCCTCCTTTCACGCTTACGCTGGGGACTCGCTCGGCGCCTTCTGTCTTCGGAAGGCATCGACGGTCCTGCGGCCGTGTGTCGGGGTGTCTGCAGACCTGAGGGAATCTTATCGCTGTGCGGGGTTGCTGTGTCTCAGGTCTCAGGGGAAACCCTTTGGCATGAAGGCAACCGCGCTCAGGGCTCCCGGCTACAAGGTTCGGGTGGTTGGTGTACCCGACTGCTTGACCTTTGTGGAGGGGAGCTGGACTCGTTCGTCGCTGCGCTGGTTGGCCCCTGGCCACTGGCGTATCGACGGCGAGTCCCGAAAGATTCCCGGCGGAATGCATCAGAAGCGTGGTTTGCGGTTCGCCTCCTTGGACTTGTCCAAGGCGACGGACGGCCTCTCCCACGCTGCTGTCCGGGTAGTAGTCGAGGGGCTCGCGGCTCGTGGCCTGATCCGTCCTGCGGATCTGGTCATGTCCCGGCGATCCCTCGGGCTTGAGCGAGGAGCGACCTGGAGCTTCCCCGACCTTGGTGACAAGATCGGTGAAGGGTCGTTCCTCAGAGGGAGTCCGATGGGCACACCTCTCTCCTTCGTGGTTCTCTCTTGGGTGAACGCCTGGGCTACCAGTGCGTTCGGGCGGTCGCTTACCCATGGAGACGACGCGGTTGGTCGTTACCGTCCCGTGCCTCACCCTTCGGTGAGTGCACTCGACGTGTACGGCTCCCGTGTTGCCTCCGTGGGGGCGTCGCTCAACAAAGGAAAGACCTTTCTCGCCGATCACTCGTGGACGGCTTGTGAGGTCCTTGCTTTGCCAAGAGAGTACCTGAAGGACGGAATGACTCTCTTCTTCCCCCCTTCCATCCCTCCGCCGGTCCTTCGGGCACCGGTGGAGGCGGACCAGAGGCTCGAGAACCTCTGGCTGCGCCGGATGGAAAGGGTTATGAAGGGACGCTTCCCGTGGATCGTGAAGGATCCCCGCCTGCATCTTCCGGTGCAGGTGGGTGGCCTCGGATACACGGGTCGCGGTCTTGCCGTTGGGGTTTCTGTTCGACGACGTCTCGGTGCTCTGGTTTCCAGAGGACCGAGCTCCGTTATCGCGCAGGACCTTATTGGCAAGAAGCCATTCCGCGAGGTGGGCCTCTTCCCGCGTCCTCTCGTGCGGCAGGTGCACGCTTCCTCGTACTGGAAGGCTGTCCGGGCAACCGAACAGTGGTTCCAGGGAAGCGGGGACACCCCCGTGCCTCTCGAGTCCTTGTTGTCCTTCAAGTCTTGTCTCATCGAAGATGAGATAAGGCTCGCCGAAGGAGACAAGTTCAAGAGGAAGAGAGTAGCGGGAAGACCAGACAGGACAAGTAGGTCTGCGGTTTTCCGGCGGTTGGGAGTGGCCCCCTGTCGTCCTCTTACGAGGCGATGGGGGTGCTCCGCGCTCATCCGCTGGGCCAAGGTCTCTCGCGAGTCCTTGGTCACCGTAGACCAAGACATAGCCTCTGAGATTCGGGAAAGAATCCCAG